ACATGCAGTACACATACCCAAGCCCCCGCACTCCCGCCACCACATCCATAAGCTCGCCAGCAGGAATATTGTCCAAATCCAAAGTCACCAAAGACCTAAAAAGCAAATTTTTGGTCTTCCTTATTCCCCCCTCAAACCAACCCCCAACAAAACCCCCAACGTCCTTTAAACGGTCTTGTGTATCTTTGGGCAGTGTGATATACTCGGAGTACGTTTCCACGCCTCTTAAAGGCACGGTCAGTGACTCCACAAACTCTGACCAATTTACCTCTTTACTAGTCCACAGCCGAGCTGTACGTACAGCGGCTGTGGATATTTTAACGCCCTTATCCTGTGTCATAGAACCATTCTCCTTTGTTGTAAATTATAGTAAACACCACCCAAAAGGGCAGTGTTTAATTTTATCCTTATTCAATTTATCTGACAACTTTTTTACCTTTAATCCCTACCATAAATATTTTTTCCCCACACTTGACATATTGTAAAACTCCACTCATATTGCTCTCATATGCACCTTTGCCTTCTGCATTCTCTACCTTGTGCGATTCCCCACAGTTAGGACACTCGCAAAACTCCCCTAGCACGTCCCAATCCCTGGTCTCACAATTACCATAAGCCCCGAAAGGTATGTCTACGGCATCCTCTTTCCGCCTGAACTCTAACCCTAGTAGAAATATCCTCTTGTGCCAGTCAGTGAATACCTTACCTTTCCCTTCCCACCACCTTTTTACAGACACCACGGACTGCGCCGTCAAGACTTCGGGGTCTAAATCACTAAACACCTTGAACCCATCGCCTGCTATATACCCGTATCCGAACATATCAGCCGCTTCTATGCTCATCCTGTCGTCCATTCTTCCTTACCTCCATAAAATTAGTACAGTCCCACGCCGCACACTCTAGCCAATAGTTATCCCACGATTGCCGCTCGGAAGGTATTGCAACATTCCTATAACAAAAACTCTTTCTGAGGCAACCCTCTGCATCCGCACACATATTTATATCTGGCATTTATTCCTCCTTCAAAGTATCTCTGATGAAGGAACGGTCCGCCGCAAATAATATAGTGCGTTCTGCTTTATTTATTAGGCATTTAATTTGTTTTAGTGTTTCCTTTACTAACAAACTTTCTCCGAACAACTTCGCATGTGTGCTGTGCTTTATAGTCGGCTCGCCATCGTCGATAACATAGGTGTCTTCCAATTCAACTGTTAACAGTTCTAACCCTTTAACAAAAACCTCTTTCGCCTGCTCCACACGCATAACTTTTTGCGCATCTTTGAATATCAAATCGCTTATCTCGTTTATGTATGCGGTGACTTCTTTTTCTTCGGTTAGCGTCATGCCCCGCTTAAAATGGCGCACTTCCGTTGCTACATCACTCTCGCCTATGCCTGTGATACTAAATTCATTAATTTTAATGCCTATTAGTTCCATTATTCATCCTCCACTATTATAGTCGGCAATTCTTTTTCTGCACGTCCACCTTTAACAATATCCTTCCATTCGCTTTCCGAATACTGAAACGCCCACTTAGTTCCATGTTCTTTAAACATCTTCTCTCTGGCCTCGCTAAATGTACTCGCCGTTATAGGTTGGCAATACCCTTCGTGCTTTTGCCCTGCTCCAAAAGTAAAATACCATGTAGGCATTTAATCACTCCTTCTTATAATATTCCCCAACAAATCCCGATGCCGTCAATAGCAACCCATCAGCCCACCCGATAGGCTCCGACATTATGTTGCATATCCTATTCAAATCGGCTTCACCACCCACAACTTCACAACAAATCTCGTCATGTACGTGGAAAACAATCTTGTACCCTGCCTCGTGTACCTTCCGAAGTGCAACCGCTAAACAGTCTCTAGCAATTGCTTGGATAATATTTTCCACCAATTTCGACCCCCACGTCTCCGTAAGTTGCCATTTCTTTGTAGTTTGGTTCATACCCATAAACGCTATAGACTCCCCTCCCCACCTATTCATTCCCAACCGAGGATAAGCATAAAACAACTTACGCACTGATGGTAACTCGATAGTCAGGAAGTCAACCCCTGCCTTATAGTCCATTTCACGCCTAAAGGTTATACCTCTGAACGTATTAGGTTTGCAAGTCTTGATAGTAGCTATTGCAGCATTATCAATCCCGTACCACAGTTGGACTATGTTAGGGTTGGTAGCTCTCCACTTATCAACTATGTCTTGTTGCTCTTCGTCAGATAATCCCATCTCATCAGCGCCCATGTTTTTAAGAGCTCCAATTGACCCGCCGTAGCCGCAGCCAAGAGAAGCTAGTTTACCTTTGGCCCTAAGCTCGTAATTCAACCCACCTTTTACGATGGTCTCAATTGGCACCTTAAACATAGACGCCGCTTGGGCTTCATATATTTTGCCATCCCCAGCAAATACATCTATGACCCACTTCTCGTTAGCTATCCACGCCAACACCCTCGCCTCTATAGCGGAGAAATCCGCAACGGCTAGAAGTTTACCCCGCTCTGGAATAAAAACCGTTCTTATGAGCTGTGAGAGAGTGTCAGGTACATTGCCATATAACAGCTCGATGGCTTCAATATCTCCGTTCTTAACATACTCCCTAGCATCATCCAAAGTCTCAAGGTAGTTGCGAGGGAGGTTCTGAAGTTGAATTAAACGGCCCGCAAATCTGCCTGTACGATTAGCTGCATAGTATTGCACTATCCCCCTTACCCTTCCATCCTCACACAAGGCCCTCTCGATAGCCGCATATTTGGCAACAGAGGTCTTTGCTAACTCTTGCCTTATCCTTAATACCCTTTCAGCCACCGAGTCGAGTGTGCCTCGACCCAATAACTGCTTAACCGAGTCTTTGGTAAGGGTATTAATCTCTTCCCCAATTTCCCGAGAGAGCCACAACAGCAACTGCGACCTAGAGCGTGGGTTGTTAACACCCGTTATCTCGACAGCCTTTTCAACCAAAGCATCGGAACTCACCTTGTCACAATGCAAAGCCCCCTCAAGCAATTCTTGGTCAACCAGCACGCCATTTGAGTTAATAGCGTGGTCGATTTGTACGAGCTCCCTCTCCCACACGGGTACCTGAAAAAACTTAATTTTGTCATAGGCTAACATTTCGGCCACGACGTCCTGTTTGCAATATTCCTTGAACGTTTTCCACTTTTCGGGCTCGTCCTTAGCCCGTATTCTGTCCTTCATACCGTTGGCACGGCTGGGTTTGACAGGACAACAAAAAGTCCTTATTAACGCCCCGCCTACTCCCATTTTCCGCTTGTCCTCTGGCATATTAAGTGCCTGACACACAGCGAAAAGGGCAGTAGGCAACCCACAATACAAGGCGTGGTTCATAGTGCAGTACCATTGGTTGAAGGGCGTGTACCAAAATTTATTTAAGCATGTATATTCAAATTGTGCGTTAAAGGCAAACTTAATTATAGAAGGGTCTTTGAGTGCGTCTATTAACCATTCTGGCATAGGCTCACAGGTCAAGTCAATAATCTCAACAGGCTCACCATCTATGGAATACGCTAGTAGTAGTATCTCGAAGTCCGAGGACTGCACATATCTGTGCAGTCCTTGCTTCTTTAAGTCTATGGAGCTAAAAGTTTCTAAGTCGACACTAAGCCTGTTCATCGCCCCCTCTTTTCCGCTATATCCTTAAGCAATTCAGCCAAACAGTTTGGGTTTGCCAAAACTTCGGCTAACTTTTTATTAATTTCATCTTCGGACGGCATGGTTATCCAATTAACCGCCTCTTTAATTAATTTTACCGCTTTGTCTTTGTGCTCTTTAGTCACTTCTTTGTGTACATGCAATTCTATCTCCCACTCGCCCACGCCGTCGCCTTTCGTTACTTTGATTAAATCCATATTACACCGCACCCCCAAACTTAACAGGTTGCCCTGTTATTGGGTCGTACTGTACTGGCACAGGCACAGGTGACCTATACTGCACCGTCTGCGGTACCGCTTGTTGTGGCATGAACTCGGGATTTGGGGCGTATTGTGCGGCAAAATCCCCCGCCTCGGCAAACTCCGCAAAATCAGAAGCCGCAGAACCTCTACCACTTAGCGACTCGCCTTCTTCGGTCTTCATAACGTTATTAAGCCCACACCCTATTCCTTTTTTGCCTGACTTGTAATACGGGTAGAAACTTACCGAAACGTTGCCATACATCCCTGAATATATGTCAGAATCATTTAGTATTGGCATAACTCTTGCGTCAACTACTTGAGGTTTGTCTTTTGTCGATGCCGAAAACACCCAACACCCCTTGCACTCGTCACCGTAGGGCATACCATCAGAAGGTCTAGCGCCGTCACCGTCATGTATAGGTACAGCAAGGGTTGGTGGTCTTACTCCACCCCACTTACTTTTTACTCCTTCTTCGATTGCATCAGCGATGCACTTATCAATTAGTTGCTTCATGGCTACATTGCTTTTTGGTAACAGTAAAGTTGTCTGATACTTTGGATCTCCCCCGCTAAGTGGTACTTTCGGCGTTGTCAAATTGCAATATGAAAATCTTACCCCTTTAACTAATATTTTACTCATATCCTCACGTCTCCTCATTTTTTATTAGTTCAATTTTAACTTCTATTTCTTCTGTCAAAATGCTGTAGTTGTCTTCCATGTCTTCTTTGATCGCTTGTATCAACTCTTCTTTCGTTGATTCTCTATTCGTAACAAATTTCTTAATAGCACCGCTTACAAGCTCTTCCGGAACTTCGGTAAATCCCTTGATGCTAATATCTAATACAACTCTCATTCTGCAACCCCCAATCCTGCAAAGTCTGACGCAGCCCCTCCAAACTCTTCTCGGCTATCCGAGTCTTTGACAAGGGTTGGCTTGCCTTCTGGCTTGATAACAAGCCCTGCATCCGTTAGCAATTCCTTAAATACCTTCTTACCGACTAGCTTCTCGGTGGCTCCCATAGCCAAAGGCTCACGAGTATATAACATGCTCTCGTCAATTCCCGAGTCTACAAGCACCCTGAAAGCCGTATCCACATCAGCAAACTTCCTGTTACTTCTACCTTCAACAACTTTCCAACCTCTGACACTTTCCCCTCTAAGTACCGCCCCTAGAGCGTATTCTTGCAAGTCCTTGACCCACGCTAACAACCCTTCTGCTACCTCTAATATGTCCCCTACTTGGTCATTAGACAGAAGCGGCGGTATCGCATTATTGAACTTGGTTAGTATTTGGTAGTGTTCGGCTCTTGTCCTGCACTTAGCCCTTACCCTGCACCAACGGCAATGTTCCCCTGCCTTGAAATCCCCCATACCATCAAAGGCTTTTTGAGCTATGCCCTTTATTGATTCCCCCCACGCTAAGAGGTCTTTTGTGCCTATCGTCCATCTTGAAATATTATCAAGGCGTGGCTGTACAATAACCAATTCAACTTCTTGGAAACCATACAACAAAGCATAACTGTAATAAGCCCCTAGTGCATATAACATTAATTGGCTATTCTCGACAGCCGACACAGGAATACCCGCACCATATTTGAAATCCACCACTACAAATTTATGCTCTGCTAATATGAGTGCATCACAAGTCCCGAATCCCTCTGGTGCATACACCCCAAAGTCAACCTTGACCTCGGCAAAACATTTCACCCCTTTGAGTTCGCACATTATACCTGTGATTACATCGATATAGGCGTCGGTGTGTTCCAACATTTCAGGTTGATATAATTCGTGTGCTTGGAGCTTTTTAATCCTTCCTGCGAAGGTACTTCTAGGCATACCTTCAACCACGGCTTTTCGCAATTTAAGTTCAGCTATTGCATGAGCCAAAGTCCCTTCTTCGGCATATGGACTTGTGGCTTCTGGCTCTGCATCACAGAGTCTAGCCGACGGTGGGCAGTTAAGCCACATTTCACTACCACTTGCGCTTAAGAGGGCATGTTCCCTATCGCTCATACCAATCAACCTCCTCCAAGAAAAGCCTCAATAGGAAGTCAGCAGTATTCTGGTCCAGTTTATACGGAGAGCCAACGTAGTATTCCCCCAACGTCGCCGATATGCGTTCCCGTGTTCGGAGTTTACGCTCCTCTTCGTGTTCTTCTAATGCTTTTGCTATCATACTTTTACATTGGCCTTCGGTCATATGTTGTACTACTTCACCTTCGAATCTACTCATATGTTGCACCCTTTAGCCCTCAAGTGTTGTGCATACGCCCCGTACTTATCAGGCGTCAACTCTGCCAAAGATGCTATGCCGAACGTTCCTAATAGTGCAATAAGCTCTTCTCTTCTGCCTGCATCAACAAGAGCTATCGACGCTGACATTATTTCTTGTTGGGTATATACGTGGTTCACAGGAGCAGTGCTATCGACATTAATGTCGTTGGCAACTGTAGTCGGAACTACGACAGGAGTAGGAATCGCAACAGGAGCAGGAGCAACGACAGGGCTTGGAGCAGGAGCCACAGGCGGAGCCACCACGGGAGCCACAACCAAAGGCCCTTGAAAAGGCGGTCTAGGTTGGCCGTAGCCCTCTATAACTTTCACAGGGTTGACTACCTTCGACAGTGGCGCTGTAGGTACCTCCGCCTCAATCTTCTTCTTTGTCTTTTCATCAATAATAAACTTCTCCATAAATCCTGTTGCTTCTTTCGTGCTTTCAAATTCAATCGTTATTTTCATATTGTTACCCTCCTATAATTTTCGAACAATGCGGACATATCCTATCGGTTGATTTTTTGAGTGTTATGCTATCCCCACTCACACTAATGTCTAGCCCATCCCCTGTGTATACCCCTAACGAATCCCTAATTTCTTTGGGGATGACAATTCTTCCAAGATCATCAATCCTTCTTACTATTCCTGTCTGTTTCAATTTTTTCCACCTCCTTAAAATATTTGAATAACTTGTTAATCGTGTACCTCTTACTTATCACCTCCCCCGCTAAATAATCGGCTTCCAATCCCATCACTTCGGCAAAATTCGACTCTGCAATAAAGTGACTGTTAATCAGCGAGGTGTAACATTCCGAGCAAAACTCTCGGCGTGTTAACACCCCTAACGCCTTTCGTATTCGGTAAGCCTTCTCAAAGTCCCCCGCATTGATGCAACTTAACATCCACCTTCTTAGTGCAGTAATGCAATGTACATTCACCATACCACTCCTTCCGTTACCAAAAAAGATTACCAATTAAATTGGTAAATGTCAACACCCAAAAGCATAAAAAAATAAGCGAGGTTTATTCGCTTATTGGGGAGTATTGTATAAACATTCGACGCCGCTATTGTTTGGGGAGCAATAAACGGCACCAAATAATTAATAGGAAATAAAATGCAAAAGCCTCCGAAATTAATATCCCGAAGAATAGTTAATCAACGCTGACTTTTGCACTGACATCGTATCATCAACAGGTAATCCGTGTCAAGGGTAAATTTGTATAATGTACTTTAGTATTTTATACTGTTGCATGGGTTGTTGTAAATACCATATGCCACAACACATGCAAGTATGAGGTCTATGAGTTCATCCACTTTAGGTATCTCGACCCCGAAATAGTTCTTCAACACAAACACAACCAAAGCAAGAGTCGCCCCGAATGCAGTTACGCTTTTCCATCTTTCCTGATACATACCCCCACCCCTTTCATATATAAAAGCCACACAAGGTAAAGTTACAATCATATTCACCCCTTAATATAATTGGCCATGTTAATCATAAGCTGACCTAAATATTGGGTATTCTTAATCGCCACTTCCCAATGCAAAGGGTTGTTAATGATGCCGTGCTTGTGTAGTTTCGTTATAGCCTCCATAACGTCAACTGTGTTTGTTGGGTCTTGCAACCCTTGAATTATAACTTGCATGTCAAAGTTTTTCCCGGGGCAATCTGTCTTCCCAACATCCCTGTGGCACAGTACCTTCCTAACACTTGGATACTGCCCCCTTAAAAATCTTATCAATTCACTACCAGTGTTAATCTGTGCTTTGGCCATAAACTCAATATTAAAATTGCCCTCAAAAACTATTGATAACGAATCGAAGTTGTGTCCCATCGAGTCAGAGTCAGCCGCCCATATCGGACGACCCTCCCACACACCCCCAACCTTTGGTATGTAGAAATTATAAGCAAAGCCATTCCAACCCTTATCTAAGTGCCATTGGTGTATCTCTTGCATACTCGCCTTAACCGCCGCCGCATGATGCACTATAATTGAATCGGTACTCGTCCTTCTGCCAAACGCTCTTGGAAATTTCAAATTATTCTTATTAATTATCATATTTCACCATCCTAATTTCGCCTTAAGTAGAAACGTTACCAAACTAAACAACCCTCCTGCTCCTATCCTGACGAGCCATTTGATTTCTGAAACGTCTCGCATCATTGCCGTGTGTTTAGTGTCCATAACTGCAAGTTCTTTCTTAATGTCTGCTATAACTCCTTCTTGTATACATTGATGTGACATTAGTCCTCGCCCTCTTCATCTTCTGACATCATTCTTCCACTGATAACATCATTGTAGTATTCTACGGCTTGCCTTAATTTATCTCGGTCTTCACTATTCAAAGAGCGTACAAATTCCCCCCAACGCCCTTTGGGTACTTGATATGCAGGAGACAAGGAAGCTAGAGATATTTTGAGTCCCTTTCTCGTGCCTCCCAACTCGGCGTATCTGCCTATCCAATAATCAGCAAGGTCTCTGTCTCCGTATTTAATCGCTTTTTTGTAATTGTACAAGGCATTAGACTTATCACTATAAGTTAGAGTCTTGCCCGCTCCAGTCTCTAGTTTGTTGTTCTCTAAAAACCTGTACTTCTCGGAAATAATGTCATTATACGCCGCTTCTCTTTCGTCAATAGTGTAAACGAAGAGTTCAAGGAATGAGCCTACGTAGCCTTTGGATGGTATTTTATTGAGTAGGTCATATTCTGGACCGAGTGCAAAACTCCTCGCTAAATACTGCCCCCTGTCTCGGATAGTTTTTCGCTCGAAAACATCAGGAAAGAATGTAACCCCTGCCGCCGCTTCTCCTGCTGTCTTAAGTATCGGAAATGACATTCCCACTGCTTTATTTACTGGGCTTTTAAGTGCTTCTGTGGTCTTTTCTTTGATGGTACGACGACCCGATATTAAGTCTCTAATATCTCCTAATACATTACCCAACCCAAACCATTCTAAAAATTCCGATAGCGCCCCGAGTCTTGAGAAATACATAATTCTACCGTCAGGCGTTCTCCCTAGCATAATATGGCTCCTAGATTTAATACTCTCAGGTAACTTGTCCTCATCATCTTTGAAGAGTAGGGTGTTCCACAGGTCAAAAAGTACGGTCAAAGCAAAAGCACCGAATACAGCTTTACCTAAGTTAACCGCCAACCCAAACCCTAGCTTTTTACCGCCTAAAAGAGTTGACCTTCCAACTGCCGCCATGAATCCTGTGTCATTCATGGTGTTCCTGAAAGCACGTATGTAGAATCTTGCGTTAGTCTCGACAAACCTGTAGAAATATGCCACTCTATCCGCTAAATACTGCCCTTGTAATGATACATCATCATAAGCCCCTAGTAATTCATTAGCTAACTTGTAAGCTTTATCATCGACGTTCTTGATTGCATCTACCTCGCTCTTGATTGACCCTCCGTAGTTCCTAAGTGTTCCTGCTAAAATCTGTTCCTTAAAACTCAAAAAATTAGCGTATCGAAGTATTGCCTCTCGGTAATCTGTACTTAGTCTAACACCCCTCCAGTAGCCTTGTATAATCCGTAGCGGCAGGGTTGATAGCCGTTTATCCGCTGTGAACTTATCAGCAAACATTTTGAGTCGGTTAATGTCGCCCATTTCTTGAACCTGGAGAAATGATTGCATCCCTCCACGTTCAAAGAAGGCTAGAATATCACCGTCCATTTGCTTGTTTTTGTACATAACGTCTCTAAGTTCTATTACTGCTTGGGGTACCTTTATAAAACCTTTTGGATTTCCGAAAAACACATGGTCTGCATCTCCGCTCAAGTTTCGGATGTTATACTTTAGATATCTTCTCGGGCTTAACAATTGATACACTTTCCAATATCTTATCGAACCTCTTAAGATTTTCTCTATCCCCTCTTGGTTGTTCGGCGGTATAAGACTCTCAAGGGTTGCAACTAGTTCTTTTGGAAGCACTAAACTTTTGTACTCTTTACCTACCACCGTTTCTTTTTTAAGTTGTGATTTGTTAATGTTGAGGGTTGTCAACAACTCGTTAATCAGGTCTTGCGCCAATCTATCGGGTATTGAATATACCGCATACATGGCGTTACCTTTTCGTGGTTGCCAATCAATGTGAGTTGAAGGGATCAAATTCTCCCATGTTTTATATTTCTTACCCAGTTTTTGTTTAATAAACTCCCTTTTTAAAGAAGTGTATTTTAAGACAGTTCTAGCCTCCCTGACTCCAAGTTCGGCATTGCCTTGTTTGGATAGTTCCCCTAAATATTCGTACATTCTATTAACGTTATCGGTATCAACGTCGGTATTATTTCTACTCCTTAATGCACGGTGCACGTCTGGATATTCGTGTTTACCCCACAATTCACCTCTTTGGGCAAAGGTAGCTAGTCTACTAAAAGACATTGCTAGCAGTTGGTTGTACTTTTTGACAACAAGTTCTGTTTCGCTTATAGGACGCCCTAGCTCGTCTACAGGTGCTTTCGGGTCGGCTAATTCGGATTCTATGATAGCGTTAAAATTACTTTTATTTTCTGACTTAGCCTGTGCTTTTAACTCGTCTAAAATATTGTGTTCCGAAGAGTCTAAATACTTAATCATCTTGGCTTTTTCAATGTCATTTCGCATTTGAACCATTACTTCACCCTCAACAACTAGATAGTCTCTTGAAATATCTAGTTGCGAACCCGACCTTTGTTTAAGAAAAGATGCTCCAGTAGGCGTCTTTAATTTCTGGCCGAGATTTGCCCCGCCATATTTTACATTGTAGTAATCAATGACTACGTGTCGATAATAGTTCTTGCGTGTGAGTCTATCCTCTACCTTAAAACCCACACTGTGCATAGCGTCAGTATACTCACGTTTCAATTTGTTCCACATAATAGCTCTGTCAAACAGGGCCCCTCTAATTGCTGTTGTAAGGTGCGGCTCTAAAAGGTCAAGTTCTGCTTGTATCTCTTCGGCTGTCTCGTAGCCATAAGGCACAGCTTTACCCTCTTTAGCTGTCTCAAGCAGGTCATCGAATATGACCTTACGTACAAATATATCGAACTCTTCAGTTTTTAAATCCTTAAGGACGTAACTCATATCCTCTATCGTAAGCCCTAACGCTATGTTTCTACTCTTTAAAAGGGCCTGAAGTTTTTCGCGCACTTCAGAATATACCGATCCCCGTTCTAGCTTATCAAAACGCCCTCTCTCAAAGGATGTTTTAGTATGTTTAAGAGCCGCAATTAACTTATCAAACAAGGTTTGATTCCGCACATAGGCGTCCCCATAGCGTTGTTCGGCACCTTCCTTTGCGAGTCCTTCGTATTTGTCAACCGAGAAACTTACATTTTCGCCATCTGTGCGAGGGTTGTCTGCTTGTGCTGTCTTAGTGATTTTATTTCGGAAGTCGTTAGCATTTCTGACTTGTCTAAGGAGGCTTCTCCCTTCGGCTTCTGTGAGTTCTCCGACGTCTTTTGCGATGCCGTACTCATTGAGAAGATTGTTAATTTGTCCATCAAATTTTACCTCCAACTTATTTTTAGTCTCTGGCGTAAGTGAAAGTTGAAGAGGAGCCGCATAGCCTGGAGCTATTGCCACTACCGCCACAACGTTACCGCCGTTTTCTAGTATATGGTTTCTTAATCCTTTGATTGTACCACCTTGAGTTACAACGTCGTCTATTATTATGTAATTATAACCACTTTTTACCTCTCCGTCAAATGCAACTTTTTGAATAAGTCTCTCAAGTTTTGACTTGTCGGTGCGGTGCGCTCTATTGCTCTGTACAATATCATTGTCTATTTCTTGACCTGTTATCCTAGCAATTCTACTCGCAAAAGCAAGAGGTAGTACATTCCTACCCGCAACCTCTTCGGCATGGACTGGCACTAATATGGCATCAGGATACTGTTTACCTAACTCTCTTATTTTGTCCGTCTTTATGACCTTATCTATCAGAGTTACGGCTGCTCTAACATCCCCTCGCTTTGCCTTATACCACAGTTCATAATTTCCATTGGTCTTATCTTTGAAGCGGCTAAGATTTATCATTATCTCCATTTTGGGGAAATTAGCAGGCCAAACTTTGTCAACCGAGAATAAGGGTTGCCCGTTTTCAGGAAGACTCTTTTTCATATTTGGTGTTATGTCTATGCCCTGTTGGGTTAAAACTACTTCATCAAATCTCACCTTTGCACCTAAATAGTGTATGAAGTCTGATTTACGTGCAAAACTATTATTATTTTTTAATTCCGATTCCAACCTGTTATATGCCACTTCCAAGCCCACATCTTCTATGTCGTATATTAAAGCGTTCACTTCATCAAGTAAATACTCTTCATACTCTAAAATGTCTAAATCGGTTTTAAATTTGTTTTCTTCCCAAAACTTAAAGGACTGCGCCTGTAGTAGTTCTTTATCTTTTAACTTTTCCAGTTGTTCAATATCTAATTTTGTGCCTTCATATCTGCGGGTACCAAGTTCATACGTGGGCAACTCAACAACCCCCACGCCATTGTCCTTATCCCACTGCTTGACATATTTATCTAAAAAGTTCTTTAGCTTCTGGTCGTAGAATACCCTCATACCATGACCGCCAATTTTAAGGTCGTCGCCTTTAAACTCTTCCTGCCCTGCTAACACCTTTTTGGTTATGTCAGCTCCTACATATTTTTTGAGTTTTTTTATGCTGTCAATGTCCATATCACTAAATACTTTTACCCCATCTTTGTATGCTATTAGGCGGTATCTATCTGGTGTATCGGTTGCTGCTACGTGTATATTATCAACATCCTTTGAAAGATTATACCTTTGGCTCTGTTGCTCTCCTGTAGTCCACGCCATTTTATCAAAGTTGTTATCCGCGGCATACTTAATCAACCTTTTAAGCGCTAACTCGTGCCAAGTAGCTTTAAAAGGCGCGTCGGGTACGGCACTAGTACTCGGTCCCGATATAAACGTTGACATGAAACGGTTTGCCAGTTCTTCACTACCCCCCGCAGCTCTTATAGTCGCACCTGATGTTGACGACATAGCAAGTCCTAGAGCTTCAACCTCTTTTGCTATCTTTCTAAAGTCTTCTGTGTCCCTATACCCCTCTTCCAGTCCCTTTTGGTGCCAGTCTGACTGTATTTCTTCGATGAAAAGAACCTTCTTTCCGTCCTTGTCAATCCTTGTGTCAAACCTTGCGTGCGCCAATATATTGGAGCTTTCCCAATGTGAGTGTCTGTATGTGTCCCTTCCTGGAACTGCTGGTGCATCCTCTAACTGTAAGAGTACGGTCTGATAGTCTGTGTAGTCACCTTCCCTTAGTGTTTCATCTTCATATCTACCTGATGTGTCGTAGTTTTCTCCTCCAGGCTCCTCTCGACCGTAAGTGACTGATGATTCAAAAGCCGATTTCACCCAATAATCTATACTTTCTTCGGCGCCCTCAACTAACTCTTCCCAAGTTTTATAGTAATTGCGGGCAAAAGATGCGTAATCTGATACTAGGTAGTATCCGCTAGGGTCAAGACCGTAGTCGGTTTCCTGATCGGCGTAGTATTTATAGTGGACGGAGCTGTAATCTTCTGGCCAAATAACTTTTAGGTATTTGCCCTCTTCGCTGTCTATGGTATAAGCGTCACGATATTTTCTTTTGACGTCTTCTAGTGCGTCTAACATTTCTTCTTCGGTTTTAAAAAATTGCGAGTCTTCACGGTACTCGTTTATCACCCACGAATACTGTACTTCATTATCGGAACCGTAAGAAGCGATCTCTTTAATCTTAATCTCGTTGGCTTTTAGCCAATCTAAAAGCTCTTGCTTATCAACTTTTACCTTGTCTTTCAAATACTGCTCAATGCCGCTCCAGTATATTTCTTCCTTCTTCGCCCCACTATTGACTATGCCCATTACTGTCTTCCAATCGGATGTTTTCGACATTTTATCAGTAATGACTTGTTGCATTTTGGAATAGAAAATAGGAGATTGCTTAGACACCGAATACTTAATATCCGAGTCCGAGAGTTTCATTATAGCGGCATCTTTTCTAAGGGCTTTGAACAACTCTCCAAAACGCATGTTAATGACTCCACGCTCCCCACCTTCGGGGTAAGGTTTGAACATATCACTAAAACCGTTTTTGTGTGAGTGGACTAAATAATCACTTTTTTTAGTACCTAATTTATCTTGTACATATGCCCCAAATGCCCTTGCCGCTAGTTCTACATCTTCGGCCCAATACTTTTTATTCGGATTAAATATTGTGTCAATATTTTTGGCTTCCGTTACATAGTTCGTTATTTTAGTACGCTTTTTGGAATTAAACGCCTCCTCTGTTAACTCCTGCCTTGAATCGTTGGCCCATTCTTTGTACATGCCCATCCATTTAAACTCTTCGGCGTCCATATCCTTTTCTCTGACCTCTTTGTATATCTTGGCTATCTTTTCTAGGTCTAGTATTTTCCTGGCATCCTTAAAGTCTTGTAGCTGTTTATCAGTTGCCATAGGAATGGGTTGTTCAACCCTCTCTTTGAGTTTTCTGTCATACACCCATCTTGTACCACCCCTAAGAAGTGTTTTTTCGGCGTTATCTAGGGCAAGGTCTAATTTCTTTTCATAAGATGTTATTCGTTCTTTGGTGCTATCAAAATATTCTTCTTTGGTCATAGGTCTTTCATACATGGTATTTGTCAAATTCTTAAGAAGTTCTACAATATTCGGGGCTAGCTTAGTATTTTTAGTCACGCCTGTAGTAACGTAAGGCATAGCTGATGACTTGTCTCCTGATATACGCCCTAAGTAATCATCTAAGGCGTGGTACCACTCGTGAGCTAGTGAGCCTGCACCCTTTATTTTGGTTAAATTAATAACAACTTTAGAAGGTTCGTAATGCGCCACAGCGGCGTCTTTGCCACCGTGTCCACGCGCTCCAAAAGCAATACCTAGTTCGCCGTTTAACGACATGTTTATAGGGTCTAGTTCTAACACTGCGGCCAAATCTCTAAAAGCGTCATAGGCATAATTAAGTGATGCTTGGCGTTCAGCTTGGTTATTCCAATTGCCAAATTCTCCGCCTCGGAATCCAAAATCAGCTAAAAACTTTTCAGGAGTTATGTCTTTACCGTTTCTATAGTCTATACCATCACGCTTTATGCTCTTAAGTTGCGGGATGTTAGGCACTTCTGGTTTCTCTACGGCTTTAACAAGGGTTGGTCTTAGTGTATTTTCTAAATAGGTTTCGGCCTCAACTTTATCTGCAAACCCATCGACAAGTATTTTATAACTTTTCCGTATTTCCCAAAGTCCAGTTTTAGTATTCTCGGCTATCACTATATCTTTTTTCCAAAGTTCCTGTTTTGCTGGCCATCCTGTTTTTTCAATTTTCGATTCAGCTCTTGACACGTCATATACGCTTGGACGCATAGCAGCTATGGTCTTGTTCTCTATAAAATGTCGGACTTTCATGTCGCCTTTCCACTCACCCATGCCGTATTGTGTGGTGGGTTTGACATAATACCCATTGGCAACATATATATTGTCGAATAGATTTTTAATGTCACCCATATCCTTAACTTTTGACACAGCATCCCTTACTTGCCCTATGTAGGTTATATATGCCTCTCGATAGGCTCTGTTCTCTTCAGGTGAAGCTACAATAGGAATCTTTGCAGGCAAACTGTCTCGTACGAGTTTTACAAAATATGCTGTGGTTTTGTGCATACCATCTTCTATTAATTTTTCATAGTCTATTTTCGGCCAAATATTATCCTTCGTGACATACTTTGCCGCTTCTCTATCCGTCATATTGTTTAAGTCTTCTATGACCATTGCCTTATTAGCCCAGGTATCTTTCCTTGCCCCGCCTATCTTTTCCCCAAAATCTTTTATTTCTGTTTTAGGTTTAGTAACTTTAGGTTTAGCAACCTCTACCTTCTCCTCTATCTTCTCCTCTAACTTCTCCCCCTTAACCTCTGACTTAACCCCCAACTTAACCCCTGCTGTATCGGCTACTATTTTCTCCACAATATCAGTAAAGGCAATGTTGGCTCTTTTTATTTGTTCCGACGTCAAAAGGTTTCCTGAATAGTATTTTTTTAAACTCGAGAACAAATTCTTTACTATATCAGAAAGTTTTTGGAATAGAGTTCTATTTTTCTTTTCTAACCCTTCCCAAAATGTTTTGTCTGTGAACTTTTCCCCGAAAGCATCGGCTACCATTTCATCTACTACCATTTCTTTGGTTAAATTGTCTGTGTAAGTTTTGCCACCTGTTAGCATAGAGGTATAAGTAGCAAGGTTTTTATCCGATACCGTGCTTATCATGTACTCTGTAAGCTCTTGTGTCAGGTCAGGATAAGAGTGTTTAAAACTATGCCACGCCTCGTGACCAACAGTAAAAACTAAGTGGGATTTTGCATCGCTAGTCTCCCCCCTTCTCGTATTTACAAATATGGTTTTGTCTAGCTCTTTGCTGTACCAACCCCCGACAACCCCCTCCCCCTCGAAGAACACAACTTTAGTTCCGAGAGCTTTCATCATATCAGCGAGTCCCATTTGAAAAGGAGTTTTGGCATCAACCAATATTGAGGTACCCATATTTATATTAAAGTTTTTCATGTATTTAAAGGCGTTATTAAACTCGTCTTGTACCTCTTTGCTGTATCCCGCGGTTGGTTCAGGTTCTACCTTTGGAGGTTCAAGAGTTTTTGGCTCTCTTTCCAACACTGGCGGTTTTGTCTGGTCTGCTATTTTGATACTTAGTTTTTTAAATATTTCGGCCACTGCCTCAGCATTATTTCTAACTTCTAGTTTGCCTACTCGTGAGTAGTCTACTTTTAAGTATTCTCTTGTATTGTTCTTGGCTAAAGTCGCCTGCTGTGCCCTTATATCACTGTCAATATCGGCTATGACTCTTTCTTTTTTTGCTTTTGTCTCATATTTCGTATCAGACATTTTATTTCTGCGAATTTTTAATCTCTCTATTTCCTTCTCGAGTTCGTACTTCTGCTCTTTTGTCAGGGGTTCTGACTCTTCCCCAAGTTGCGTTATAAGTTCTCTTGCTATTTTCTGCCTCTGGTCATAACTATATCCATGAACTGTTAAACCCTTATAGTCTAATAAGTCTAGGAGTTCTTCAGGTTTAAGTTGCTTACTTTCTACTTGTCGTAAATATTCTGTTAATCCTAGCGTTTGGTTTCCGGCGTTAAAGTAATCGAAAGAGGCGTCATACCACTTCTTAAAATTCTCATCCCTAAACATTTCAGCGAACGCCATCTCCGTATCAGGTATTTCTACGTTATCCACTATGTAACGTATAAAACGCTGTGCGTTTATTTTATTGGTAAATGTTTTCCCCGCGTATAGTCCTGACGGAGCGTGTAATATCTGTATACGCTTAGAATCGGTCTTTATCTTATCTTGAGGGGTTCCTTTTGCATGTCCACCTGTTACAGTAGGACTCGCCGCTAGATTGCCGTATGTACTACCCAAAACTTTTATTTTATAGGGTTGTCCTGTTGCACTGTCCATGAACACGTGTTCTACATAACCGCTTTTCATTTTTGTGACAGGTTTCTTTTTTGTGGTATCCTTCTTAGGCTCGGAAACAGCAGGCTTTGGTTCTTCAACCAAAACATCGGGCTTTTTCGTGACCAAATCATCATCATACTCGTCGGGAAAAACGTCTTTGACTTTTCCCACTAACTCGGGGAACGTCTCGTCAACTATTGAATTTAATTTTTCTCTCTCATCCTCCAATTCTGGATTATCCGCTATATAATCGCTTACTAAAATCTCTTTGGCTCTGTCATAGCCCTTTTGCTTGGTATCGCTTATCAGCTCTTCTCTTCCCCCCGGTGAGGACAGATATTTTTTAAACTCTTTAAAAGTATTGGACTTTTTCGTGACCTTAGCTAATTCAGGGTAATCTCTAAGCACTTCTTCTGGAATTACCTTACCTTCTTTTAGCGCTTTTTCTATAACTCTTTTGTGACTTTCGGCAACCAACTTTTCCGGGAGTGCGCTTCTTTCAATGTATATATCCTTCGGAACCTGCCAGTCCTCTTTTCCATACGAGTCATTGACTATTTTTGCTCTTTTATTGGCTTCTATTTCTTCGTAGTATTTATTTTTTATGTTTTCTATAAACTTTTTATCATTTAGTAATTTGTTTTTATATTTTTCTTCCCAGTACCTAAACTCTTCTCCTTGATGTGTAAACATAGGTTTTGATACTTTTTTATTGGTTTTATTTCTATCCTTGTCCTCTAATGTGTCATAACCCATTTTAGTCATAGCTTTTTCAAACGCAGTGCTTTCAATAGCCCGCTTTATTTTATAAGTTAATTGCGGGTCTTTAACGTCTTCAATTTTACTTTTTTCTAATACAGGTTGTTTTTGTATTCTTTCAGGAACAAAAGGCTTTACTATCTTTGGTCCTTCGGTCTTCGGTATGGGTTGCTCTCCTAATAATTCTTTGGCTCTCTTCAAATCAGCTTCAGTATATTCCCTAGTAGCGGGTTGCTTCGGTTGCTTAAGTGCCTGCTTCTCTGCTTTAGTAAGAGGATTATAATAATCTTGTATCTTTTTCACGGGTTGAGTTCTGCCGTCCACAATCTCTTGTGCATACTTCCTAGCAATCTCGTCGGCTATGGGTTGGGCATCGGTTTTAGAAGTTCCACTAGCTACTATTTTTTTATATTCGGATCTTCTTAGATCAATGACTTTTTGTCTCTCTTCAAAAGTCAGTTCAAATTCTTGACCGTATAAAGTGTATTTCTGCGGTGCTTGTAGTTTTGCTAAGTCTTCTGAAATTTCTTTCGTCTCTTCGGTCTCAATCGGCATTTCTTCAAGGGGTGTTTCTCCAGTTCTAATTACATTCTCGGTCTGTATGTCCTTATCTAACTGGTTGACAAAATCTTGATACATTTCAGGGTCTATAGCGTCAGGATTGGTAACTATCGCTTGCGCCATTTCTTTTGAGGCGTGACCATCAGGCATGTTAGATGCTACTAGTAAATCATTTTGTATGTTTTGTGCGATGTGTTGGGCGGTTGGTATTTGTGACACAACTCCAGTTGCACTGAACATTCCTCCAATAATGAAACCATAGACCCCCGCCTCGGTCATGTCCTTAACGTTAAATAGTCCTCCCTCTCCGAGTTTTCCATCTCGCCAATAACCTATCCATTCAGGATCGGGTTTATATGTTATCCTTCGGGAAATCTCACCAATAGGCTCCATTACAACTTCTTCTACTGCTTCACCGGAAGCCCTTTTAAGACCCCACTTCCCAAGTTCTTTTAGCGACTTTTTATATTCGGTCGAAAGTAAAGGCATATCCTCAAAGAATTTACCACCTGGTATGAACCCAAACATTTTCTCGGTTAATGCTTCGGCGGTTCCCATTATTATCCCGTATACCGCCGCATCTTCTGGCGTTGCCCCTTCTTTTTCAGCCTGATACATGTAATTACCTGCGGCTGTGACGCCCATTACTGTTAAATTAGCGCTGACGGTAGCGGCGCCCACAGGGCCCCCAATCAGCATACCAGTTGTAGTACTCCCTATGGCACTCGATAAGTCTTGCGCTTTTTGACCCCACCAACCCTTTTTTTGATACAGTTCTGACTCCCTGTCTTCGATACCTCTTTCATATGCCATATCGAATATATCAGCGTTCTCGTCTCCATATGGTCTAAGCCTTCCAGCCGTATTTGCAATTTTCATGGCAGGAGTTACCACGTCAGGTAATATTCTATCAAAATTTGTACGTTCGCTACCCTCTTCTAATCCCTGTTCGTATGACCTCGGCATTAATATTTTTTTGTACCAGGGTTGTCTTTCTAAATAGGTATCGTACTTTTCTAGCGTCCCCCCTGGGTATAGTGGCTTGTTTTCAACTTTTGGCGTTTTTACATACGTAGGCGTTGGTGCCTTTGTATCAGTAAACCACTCTCTACTTTCAAGGACTGTGGGTTCTGGTTTTGGAATATTAGTAATCGGTTGTTGTATTAAGCCGGCTAAGTCTAAAGGACTCTCTGTTTCGGGTATATTTGCGTAAGGCACAGGTGCCACCGGTAAAGGGTTGGTGTACGGCGGCGTGTTTAAAGGAGGGGGCGGTTCTTCTGGTAAGAATTTTTTCATATCATTATAAAAGTTTTCAGGTAACAGCAAAGGCCCTCTTCCACCCTTTGGTTGATTACCCACCTTGACATCATAATTGTATAAAAAATCCTGTTCTTCTGGCGTTAACCCTGCTTTACGAGAACCTTTTTTATTAATCATTTAAGAACCTCCTTCTTGCCTCCCACTACCTCATTTATAGGGTACTTGGCCATAAGAGCCGCTACTACATCTTGATCCACATCTGGATTCTCTTTGAGTCTCAATAGATAAGAGGCAAGGGCTGCATGTGCTCCTTTTTTAATGAATTTAGTTTTAGAAGTCACATCTGCGCCGGGTTTACTTACAAGACCCGTTTTTTCGGCACCCTCAATAACTTCTGAGCCTAACAAATCCTCACCTGTAGAAGTCTTGGTTGTTACCTCTTCCATATATTGATCTTGTATAAACTTATCAAATCTATCAAAAGCCTTGTAGTCAAAACTTTCTTTGTCTATCTTTTTGGATTCCAAAAATTTTTTTAACTGTTCGGCTTTTTCAGTGTTCATCTTTTCAGCGTTAAGGTTTGCCGAAGATAGATTCTCTAAAGCGGCGGTATTTCTCTCATACGCTTGCATGTTCTTATATAGATTATCCGCTATTTTGCTATTTAGTTCAGCTTTCAATTTAGCAGGAAGATTAGCCGCCTCAACCTTCTTCATGGCTGCCTCTGTTGCCGCTTTATCACCTTTTGCAACCGCCTCTTTAAGTTCTGCAATTTCTTTGCTCTCTGCATATTGAACTGTTATTTTGTCTAGTTCATTCTTAAGTACCATAGAGTCATATGTGAGGGCTTTTTCTGCTATTCCTGGCGCGCTTATACTTATATCCTGTGAATATTTACCCATCAAGGCAGGACTGCCCATAATCTTCATAGCCCTTGCCGCATATAGGTATGGCAACAGTGGATCATTCCTATCAATCTTTTCTCTTCTCATTATTTCTGCCGCATAGTCTTGTCTATATGCCCTAACGGTATTAAGCATTTCAGGAGGCATCGACTCATAAACAGTTTTATACTGTCTAGCAACAGGAGATAGCGCTACTCCATATTGTGCTATTTCTTGATTCCTTAGTCTGTCCTCTGCTCCTGCGAAGGTATTTATTCTGTTCCTAGATTCACCCTGATTCATTTGGTATTCATTATAAGCCTGCTGTCTAAATGGCAATGACACATTAAGAGCCGCTTGTGTCATAAGTTCATCTGACCTATTACTATATAGTCTTCCAGCGTTAACCATTTGATTTTTAACTCCAGTAATTGCTGATTGCCTAGCCGCTTTATACCCAGGGTCATTCTCATAGTCGAAGTTAAAAGGTTTAATGTTGTCATAGGCAGTTAAGGCGGTGTTTGTTCTTTGCTCATTTATGTTTGTGAGTGGAGGTTGCAACCCTGTCTGTGATTGAGTGCCTTGCATAACTCCTTGTGGTGGCGGAATCTTTCCGACGGGTAAACCAGGCAGTTGGTTTACTTGCTGTGGAGTTCCGACAATTTGTTGTGATTTAAGTCCCGCAAATGCTTGCGGCCCGATTGTTCCCGAAGGCAAGGGTTGCGTCTGGATGCTACTGTTCAACGCTTGTTGCTTCTGCTCTAGTGTTGCAATTGGTGATTTCTTTAATTTGTCAATTACTGACATATGATCGCCTCCTTATCTTGATTTTACTCTAACGTGAGGTTCTAGATAGTGGATTGTACACGGGCCAACCCCACTAAATTTGAGTCTGTGACCATCCACTTCTTGCAAAATATCGGTAGGTATCATAACTACATCGTGCTGTGTGTCTGCACTCGCAGTTAAATCATACAGATTTGCAAAGTCATTGCCATAAGACGTAACACTATACTCTACTTTTAACGTGCTATTTGCAGGGAGGTCAACACTAAGCCAATACTCCTTAATTGTTTTTCTAGCTTTTATCGGAATGGGATTCCGTATTCCCGTTATATGGTACCAACTAATTGGTGCAGTGTTGTTTACGGTTCCGTCTTCTAGTTTTTCTATTTTTCCATCTTTGGTAAAGCCATATATGTTATTTCCAATATTAACAAATTGCAAATACCCTTTATCGTGTGAAGGATACCAGGTCTTTTTTCCTACGTCATATCTTATTACCATGTTATTAGTTGTGGCACTCTGTCCATATGGTATTGACAAATAGATGTAATCGTCTTTTGCCCCCGCACAAATTAAACTTCTTAAGTTATAGTTTATATTTGTCAAATACCCCTTTATTTTATCGGATATATCGTACGGCATCCCCCCCGTGAACACTTTGAATTTGTTGTAGTCCATGAAGTATAAGCTACCTCCATGCTCTACGACGCTATTGTTAGAAATGCAACCCGCTCTTATCGGATTGGATGTTTGATAATTTTCTGTAGTTCTACCATATACCAAGTGCATTGTTGCCTCTGACCAAGCTATAACTATATCATTATACGCAAAAAGAGCCGTTCCGTCCCCTTCCATACCTACCAATATTTCTTCCCCTGCGTCTCCTACTGTAGTCCAGTCTGTGGGATCTCCACTTGCACAAAATGATAATGTCTTTCCATTTAGTATGAAAAGTCTCGTGTCATCAACAGCTATTAGCTTACCTATCGGAGCATCTGTTAAATCTATAACGTCAACTCCGTCATAGGCGTATCTATCCAACCCTGTAACAAATACCGTATACTGTCTAGCCTGTGTAGATAATTCAGCTATGTCCACAGTATCCCCACTTAAAGCGGTTATAACCACTTGAAAATGTGAACCATTCCAACGTTTAAGTGTTGTATCGTCAACTATATACAAATGTTCGTTATTTCTTACTCCTGCCCCCTTAAATACTTGCAGTGGGTTTGTATCAGTGCCAAATTGTAGAGTGTTTCCCTTCCTAGTTGAGAGTGCAGGGAAATTATCACTTCCAGTATTAGAACTGTCAACAGCCTCGTTACCTTTTATCTCGAAAGGCGTCAATTCCGTATTGACGCCTCCCCCTAACCTTACTATTTCTTCTGCTTTATTCGTATACCTTAAGGTCTTACCCCAATATGCCATTGTCTACCACCTTTCTTCACATTCTCGGGTTGTTAGTGGTGCGTTATCGTTCCTATCGGAGAGGGACTGTACAACAGTCTTTAACAGTTCGTCATATTTTGCCTGCCAGTAATCCGCAATTTCGGTGTCAGGATGATGTCCCTGATTTGCTAACTCGACTATCAACCCATACTTAAGTAAGTTATGGTAATCAGGTTCGAGTTCTGGCTCTTCTGATAGTGAACTGACCGACAACGCTTTTGGTCTTTTATAATAGTAAATTATTATTTTCCTATCCGCAGCCTCGACCGCTCTCTCGTCGTCGAGTAGCCAATAGGTACCCTGTTCAGTAGCTCCGAAATACTGACCAAATGTTATGTCGTCTTCTATTCCTGCGTATTTGTATTCCTCAAATTCTGTTGCTAAATCATCTTTGGCTACCATTATTTTTGTTATGTCACTAATTTTAGCATAAGGCGGCAACGAATAAAATACGTTTACCTCTCCTGATAGTATGTTTGATGTAGTTATATCCTCGTATACGGCTAGCTCTAGTCTTACTCGTTTCATTTTTATATAGGTTTCGGTTAACACGTTGTTGAGGTCTGCAACCTTATCTGCCGTACTGACAGAATTTTTGATCTTGCGACTGGCATAGTCTATAATCTCTTGTACTGTAGACATAGTTAGCCTCCTTCTATTTGAGGGTTGAGGTGCCTAGATATGCAGAGGTTATCTCTTCGGTACCCTTATATATGTTAATTATTTGGCTTTCACCTAGAAAAATATTAAATCCTGGTTTTGGAGTTGTGAATATATCTACGTCAATATTGTTTCCACTATCTATGGAACTATAAGCTGTTATAGAACCTGTTCCCACTTTCTCCATGTATGTTATGTCGCAATAAGTTAACTCAATGTCTTGCATTGTGGTTATTTTGTAGGTTGTTGCTCCTAAGTAATTTTTGATAAGTAGATTATAACTTAGGTTACCGTACATCTGTATATCATCACAGGTGAAACCGCTTAAAGTTAAAACCGTTTCTTTGGAATTTGAACCGACTACCTTAACACTGTTGAAACTTGTATCATAGCATATTATATCGCAGGTGTTATCACCCACAATCTCTAAGTCATAGTAGGTATTTGGATAAGCACCCACGCTAAAAGACGAGTCATATGAGTTCAATATTATCTTAGAGGTGCCTGCATTTACATTCGAAGTCCAACCCCAACCATCAGCGTTTATTACGGAACTCCCTAGATATAAAGTCGGATAATTAGACCCTCTAGATACATTACCGCAGTTAATAGTATAATCATTTGTGTATATAGCGCCTCCGGTATTACAATCAAACTCTATAATTCCAGTAACTGTAATGTCACTTAAAATATTAAAAACTACTCCGCTTGAAATTGTATTTACTGTGAGTTGTGAGAAGGTTTTATCAGGTGCTGTAAAATTAACTGTAGCTAGTGCAGGAATGTTATCCCAGTATATGTATTTAGTAGGGTTGGTAGTCATATCACTAATAAACATTACATCGCCTTTAGTCGTTATATTCCCATTAAAGTATGGGGCATCAGTTACCCCAGTCCAATCCACAGATTTGCACGTTAAATCCCCCGATACCGTTTGTCCTGAAATCGAAAAACTGTTAGCAGTGAAAAACACATCGTCTGTATTGCCAGGAACACTCTCCCCGCCCGCTCCTCCATCCGTAGCTGACCAATGCACTATTGATGATACTGACCCGCCATCGCCTACCCAAAATCTGTCACCCATCTAATGTATACCCCCCTTAATCCTATGTCCACTGTGCATACAGTGTTAAATCAGCGGCCGCCATTTGGAAAGTGTCACTTGGATACCATGTTGTGCCTCCGCCATTAGCTTGTGTATTCCAGGAGTCGAAAGTGTGTCCTGTTTTTGTAAAGGTATTAGCTTCTACATCGACATACTCGTCCTCTACTCGGTAGGTATAGTCGGGAGCTCTTCCACCATCAGCAGTATTGGCATCATATGTCAATAGGTACTGTCCGCCTGTTGCAGTGCAGAAATACAAGGTCTTAGCATCCTTTGATACTAGAGCATTGTAAGCTACAAGTGGCATCCTCAAAATCTTAGTATCAAGTAGTGTGTCAACCTGCCTCCACTGTGGCAACCCTCCCGTAGCTTTCATGGCTAGAACATAGTCCGAGAAACTTTTAGGTAGTCGAACAAAGGTTCCGCCCGCATCAATGTATCCAATGTCTCCCGGAATAGTAAGCACGGCTTTTATACCATCCGCCCATTCTGGTCCCGTCTCATCATCTTTCATGGTCATAACTTGACCGGTAGTCCCTTTTGGAAGAGCCGCTTGGTCTCCGTTCTCGTCGGTGTATAAAATGTCCCCAGGGTTGGCCATTACCGATTGTGTGCTATCAATCCATTCTGGCGCAGTAGCTCCACTATTGACCGCTAGTATTTGTCCTGCTGTCCCTATCGGTAATTTTGTATCCGCGGCAGGGCCCCTATAAAGCGTATCACCTTCGGTACTTAACACCGATAATGCTGACTCTCCGAATTGGTTAATGGTTAACGATATACCTGTAAAGCTAGAGTTATCACCCCACAAAAACAACCCATTAAAAGAGGATGCTGTCACAGTTACGTTGTCAACCTTATATACGCCTGTTGGAAAATAAAGACTTTTACCCCCCGCTGTGGAAAGTGCTGCAAGTGCGGCGGTTATCGCTACTGAATCGTCGGTATGCCCATCCCCTAAAGCACCATAACTTTTAACTGAAATTATCCCCAAAACTGAAACAAAGTAGGTCTCTAATTGAGCCTGACTTGCATATCTTGACAATACTTCTCGTGCTGTGGTCATAGGTTCGCCTCCTTACACAGATATTAATTGATATGCAACTGATACTGTAGCCCCGTTGACGTCCTCGGTTGCTACAACTTTAAACTGTTCTGGCAATCCTGCAATAAATTTAGCTTTGGATGCCGCGGCTCCTGAAATGCCCATAAGAATATTATTAATGTCATACATATCAATATAGGTGTCTGTCTCCGGAACCCTACCTTGTATTTTGATAGTCCAAGTTCCCGCTCCTGCTGTAAGGTTAAGGAATAGTATCATAGCATTGTGACCCTTTATTTCTTGCATAGGACTTGTCGCAGATGCTGTTATTCCTGAAAATAAAACTTTCGGATTGCCTCTTGGCAATTGTACAAATTCCATAATAAATCACTTCTCCTTTTTCTTAAATTTTTTAGCGCAATTAAGCTCTTGACCTTTGTTCTCGTGGGTATTTCCACAATACAAACACAATTTACTGCTTAATTCAGGTGTGGTTTTTTGTAACCTTAGTTCTTCTAGTATATCGTATAAAAGCCGTTGGGTTGTATCAAATCTTGTTATGTCGTACATTTTAAACCCCCTACTTAGTATGTATATTTTAGTACAAACCATACCCGACAGACATTACAACTGTACCTCCAGCACTACCACTGTTGGCAACTGCGGCACTTATCCTGGCCCCACTACCAATTATAGGAGTAATAATTGGTATAATACCGCCTATTGCTCCATCAGTCGCAGTTGTAACTTTTTCTGTTACTATAACTTCTTCCGTGCCTGTAGCACCCTTATATAATTGTATTATCCAAGTACCAGCTTTGCTAATTGCACCGAGTTGTATATTTCGGATGCTAAAGTCACTGCCGATACCAGCCCCCGTAGTTGTTTTTACGAAAGAACCTGTAACAGCAGTTGAACCTGCGCTTTGAAGAACTCCTGTTGTAGCAAGACCAACCTTCGTAAATATAATATCATTACCCGAACCAGTAACAACCCAGCGACCACTTTTCCCCCTACATTGTATGTAGGCGTAATAATCTCTTATCTGCGCTGCAACACTGGCAATATTACCAGTAACCAATGGTATTGTATATCTTTCTCCATCAAGATTAATTGATATATTACCTACAACATCACAACTATGCGTTATTGTTAAGGTGTTCACTTCATTAGTACCAGTTGGTACTATCTCCGAGATAGAACCAAGCGTATAAGCAGAACCGCTAGACGTTACTGTCACCCCCGCCGCCAGGAAGGGGTAGACTCTTTGGACGTTATGATGATTGTCCTGCATTTCTTTTATGAATCCCGCTACATATGGACTATCCATTATCACTGTCTCCTTTCACTATTGCAGTTGGAAGAGTGATAGCCTCACCATGTACAGCAATCAATTCTTCTATTGTATCGTAGACATCCATGTAAGGCTGTCCTGTAGATACAGTTTGGCCTTCCACAGCTACTATATAAGCTTTAAAGCCTTCATCATTTCTAACAATAACGTGTTCTTGTTTTGTTGCCACATAGTCAATACTCATATGATACCTCCATCGGTTATTGTCCATCCCTTTGTTCCTGTAAGGTATGCTCTTGCCGCAGTAGCGTCTGAGGTGTACCTAGAAGTAGAGAAACCAACAACTGCACCAGATTGTACTGGCAATGTAGCCCAGTAAATAAGCGCCGCAGTATAAATAGCTGTACTCAACGGACTAGTTACGAAGTTCGCCATTGTTGTCATACTCCGAACATCCCATTTCGAAATATCGAGCATACTCGCAAGTGCCGCTGGACAGCCATAAAAAGCCTTGCCCATGTCAACTTGCCCTGACACATCCCACTCAGACACGTCTATATAAGTTAACGACGTACACCCTTCGAAATTACTTACTAACGCATATGTCAAAGGACCTAAAATTGGAACACTGTAGCTATTTATTGTGGTTAAATTTACGCAGTCTTTAAAGATGGCACCAGATATAAACCCTTTGGCGCTACTTCCCCAATTTAAAATACTTGTAATTGCTGGTTTCCAAGTACTGTAAAATGTATCCATGAGTAAGTTTACCCCGTAATACTTAATGGTGTATTTGGTCTTAGACGCATATCGGTGCATCTGCCCCTTATCTTCCCAGCGAGCTACTGCAGAGTAAGAACCGTCTCCCCAGTCAATTATAGCTTCTTCTCCATATCCATTCCAATGCCGAAATCCAAACAAAAACAAATCTGATAGGGTTAGGTCTATAGTCATACAAAAACCTAGTGTTTCTCCTGTAACAATATTTATTGCCTCTGTATTATTATACATACTGTATTTACCCCCTATAGCGACCCATCTTGTGTCCCCACCGTTGCCGGTGATTAGATAGGTCTCGTCGTCTGTGGTATATATACTACCCGATTCTACATATTTATAGGTTGTGTCATTCTCGAGACAGGTGCAAATCTCGCCTTCCCGTCCCACAGTTGCTTTTATTTCAGCGAGGGTTGCATACATGTGATTTCTGATTGATCTTTGATTAATCATTTTACCCTATCCTTTCGGAATATGGACTGTGTCCAATAGATTATGATTGTACTATTTTTTCTATTTCAAAATAATCGTTAACATCTAATATGTGTGTAAAATGTCCTGTTGTTGTTGAGTCCCATACAAAGTCATTACCTGAACCTTTCCTTTCCTGAACTCCATTGTATCTAATCCTACAGGTGTTATCGGCAACCATTGCCACATCCGAGGCGGGAAGAGTAATTGTGTCACCCGAAGGCGTACTGGCACCTGATGATGCTCCTGCTCCTGTCGATAAGGTTATGACCTCGTTGGCAACGAAAGCCGTTGTCACTATAAACTTTCTGGTGATTGGTGTTGTATCTTTTGCCATGATGTCAGGAACAACACTCCCAGTGTCCATTTCTATAGTTGGCACATTTCTTTGTTTGTACAACTTGTTGGCTTGAAATTGGATTGTTTGGTTTAGGGTTGTAAGCGTTATCGTTCCTGCATTATAATATACAAAGGATATTTGAAGATTTTCGGAACCAACCCCTCCAATTGCTGCACCGTCCGCAACACCGGAACTGCATTGTATAAGTCCGTATATTGTTTTTGCCGAAGCTCCACTACCGACAAATAAAGGATCGCCGTTAGTATCTCTTATCTGTACTAGGTTTAAAATGTTGCCATGTGAGTCTGAAATACTTGTAGTTGCCGCTGTTCCTACTGCCCCAGCGAGTGCCGCCGCAATATAACTGCCATTGGTCAATGCCGCTGTGCCAACCCCTATTGTACCCGTAAGTATAGTAGATGGTATCAACCCAAACTGTGCCGAAGAAATGGCTAACTCCTGTGTTATTACAAACGGTATGCTCTTAACAATACGCCTGTCTAAAAAATCATCGAGGTTCGTAAAAGAACCCCCTTTTCTAAGTGCTATAGACCTTTCATTAATCATGCGTTCCCTCCTTTAATTACTAATGTATCCCCACTATCAAATGTTATGTTTGGAAAACTTAAGGAGTGGTCGGTAACGTATACAACGTCCACGTTCTTGATTAGTTCAACTCCATTATATAAAACAACTGTATTAATATTGCCATTAAATGTGGTTATGTCTATTCCTAAATACACCACACCCCCTGACACGGTATAATTTGTACCATTAGAAAGTATGTTAAACACGGTTCCCGCAGTTATTATCCCCGATATATCTACTTGGCGTCGCTCCGTAGCGATACTTAGTAAGTCAGAAAGCAATATTGTATCTATAATAACTCCGTTGTTATAAATGGTTATATTGATTCCGTCTATATATGCGTACTCCCCAACTGTTTCACCTGTTGTGATACCCGCAAAAATAGGTGTAGAATTAACGCCTATATCTTGTATAGTATCGAGTACGCCTGAATCTATATTTATATTACTGCCTGGATATAACCATGCTACCGCCGAAGAAAGTAAGTCATAAAATAGTATAGCATTAGCTGTAAGAGTGCCTAAATTTTGGCCTGTACCGCCTTTAGAAAGAGGTAATATTCCGCTAAAATCTGGCAACCCACCATTAATCTGATTAGGATCAATGCTGCTAAAAATCTGTCTTAACTTTCTATTCAGTTCAAACTCAACTTGCTTTAAATCTCGATTTGCAATTTGTACATCCTGCCAAATGGACATTATGTACCCTCCTTACAGTGTTATTACTCTTCATACAACCCACCATCTGTAATTAACCAGTGACTTGTATCGGTCAATACTTCTCTCGCATCCTTTGGTGCACCAATACTGTATTGTGCATTGCCGGCGTGGAAATCGACATCCAATTTTTCTACCTGCGATTCCCATGCTGCTAGGAGTAAATCATAATTAGCTCTAGAAAAGGCTGTATTCTTTAGCATATCTGTTGCATCGACCAAAACCTTAATGTCAAATGCTGATATATCTTGGTCAAATAGTAGACAACCATTAAGCATACGAGTCATGAATATAACCTTGCCCGTATCTAAAGACAGAGGTTGGTTAAACACTCTGCAATCCTCTAGCATTGCATACATAGTCGTTGCTTTTGAGGTATTAATATTGAGTGGTTGGTTAAAGAGTCTACAACTTAGTAACATATAATTAAGGTCAGTGAAGTTGCTAGTATCAAGCCAGGTTAGAGGACTGTTAAAGGCGTAACAGTTATAAAACATAGACGCCCCGTTCGTCATGCCTACTACATTTAACATATCGGTTGCACTAATTACTAAATAAGTACAACCTTTAAAATAACTACCGGCGTTACCCAACTTAAAATCTAAACCCCACTGCCTAATATCTATAAGTTTAAGTCTATCACCACCATTATTGAATCTGAAACCCGTAAATGTACCAGTTATTCTAACTTCGTGTTCTCCAGGTATCTCATAAGTATGAGTTAGTTTAGGATCATCCCAAGTTGTTATGTGGTCAACGTTATTGTCACCCCAATCTATATAACAATCGTAGGTACCAATGTTCGTGGTCGGTATCTTTATTTGGTTAGATAACGACGTCCCGGCCTTAGTTGTATTCCAAAGCATACGATTGCTATTATTGTTATACCCGAATATCGAAAAATACATTTTCTCACCTCTTCTCGAGTTCTTTAAGCATGTCGATTCTGCCTCGTAGATATGTACAATGATAAGATACCTCTTTACCTTTATTGTTCAGACCTTCTATTTGGTTATGATAATTTCGTATTGTATCCTTGATGTTTTCGGCAACCTTTAAGTTTTCGGCTAGTTCTTTTTCGAGTTCATCCAACATTTAGTTGCACCTCTTTTCGTATTTAGTATACACTTTTTCGTACCAAAAAAGAGGGTTTTTACACCCTCTTCTTTATGTATTAACTACAAGCAGTTACAATTCCTTTTACTACCGTTATACTCGTGACCGCCCCTGGCCCAAAATCCGCACCCGAGGCTCCACCTACGGTATAGGCGTTAGCCTCGCAAGAGTCTCCTAGATCGGCACTACCGACTATTATGAGTTTATCCGCTGACTCATCCCACAACATGTATTTTCCTGTTGTAGCTCCAAAGAATTGTACGTCATGTCCTGTGTCATTAATACCCACTGTTACAGCACCTGTGAATTGTGATGCACCTGTAATGTCAAATGCTCCTGCAATTATGACCTTATCTGCTGATTCATCCCACAAGAAATATTTACTAGCTGTATCCCCGAAGAATTTAACGTCGTGACCTGTGCCATCTACTCCAACTGTTACCGCGCCTGTGAATTGTGATGCACCTGTAATGTCAAATGCTCCTGCAATTATGACCTTATCTGCTGACTCATCCCACAAGAAATATTTACTAGTTGTATCCCCGAAGAATTTGACATCATAACCCGTGCCATTGACTCCGACACTGACTGTACCCGTGAACTGCGTATCCCCTGTAAACGTAGGGTTGCCTGCATACGACAACGTACCTGATATAATGAGTGTATCCGCCGAGGCATCCCACATTATATATTTGCCTGTTGTGTCTCCGAAAGCCTTAAGGTCGTGTCCTGCTTTATCTGACCCAAAGTGTGAAAATTTCAATCCGAATTGGCGTTTGTACTTGGTTAATGCTTCTGACATAATATTCTACCTCCCTTTAAATTTAAGGGGTCGTAGTAGGTCGGACCCCTTATTATAATTACAATTATACTGATTACGATATACTAATTATGCCGGGTTGTTTCCGTACGCCCACCACCAATTTGTAAATCCGTAATCATATCTAGCAATAGACTTCCAAGACAAAATTTCGGTGTTGAAGTCGCCTGCTGCTGTGGATCCATCTCTCTCGATGTTTGAGCGTGGATCTTTTCTCATCACGAAATTAGCTCCTGTTCCATTGCGCATAGCCATTTCTGATACATAGAACCACTTCTTACCTTCGATAAGAGGATGAATAAAATACTTATGATCTTTGTAAATGTTTTTGTTGTTGTCGGCTGTAAATGCTTCTTTGTCCGAACCAAACAGTTTTTTGCAAGTGTCTTCCCAATAGTCGCCTGCAATTACAAGGTTTGGTACAATCAACATTCTGTCGCCTTTGTCGTTTTTCCAACGACTCATAATGCGTCTGATTGTCTCAAGACTCTCATAGTAAAGTGAAAGAGTACCTGTGTTAGACTGTACGTCTGCTTCACTAGGGATTGTCTTATGGCTTGCCGAGAATAAAGGCTGTCCATCAGGGCCAAGCACTAAAGTTCCTGCAAATCCATCATTGTACATTGCAACACTCTCATATTGCATATGAGTAAATACGCCCTGTGCAATGTTTGACACTTTAGTTTTGATTTGTTGGTAATCTCCATCTTCCCAAAGGTCTCTATCAACCTGGATACCTGTCGAATACTTTTCAACCCTATATTGCTTTTCGAAACCTTTTGCGACGTCGTCATAATGCACGGTACCAGTCCACTTAGCCATGCGTGAAGGCGCGCCCATTGTATAGTCCGTCATTTGGCGGTTTGTTGTTTTAATAACATTGAACATTTTTGGTAAATAGTCAATTGTGTCTTTGTGAAAAGCATCGTACACCTTATTGATATTACCTTCTAGTTCTATAAACTGTTGTTCTGTCATTGCCATATAAAATCACTCCTCTCTATTAAGATACAATTACGAATCGCTCAAACGTGAAGTACATAGTCATTATTTCAGGGTCGCTACCGTGGTACTTAAGGACGTTTCCACCGTCTGCATCAAAGTCTGGATGCATTGCGTCTGCTGTTAGGTCATAGCCTAACAACCCTTCTGCGTAGTTTCCGAGGCATAGGCGTGCTGTGTCTCCTGCTGCAAGGGCTGACGGCAAGGTCTCTGCTAAAGTGAGGGTGCCTGTGCCTCCTGTGCTACCTGAAATCTTAACTCTTCTACCGTTAAGCTCTGAGTTGGATGCACACGAAATTATCTCGATAGCCCCGCCCTTCCACAAGTCGTTAGTCTGCGGCATTAAAGAAGAGTCAACAAACGTATTAACTGATCCGCCTGTTGCTGTGTAAGTCTTTGCTGCTTTGTAAGAGTATACCGCTGTTGGCGATATGCTTACTTCTAACTCTGTCAACCCATCATTAGCGGCTTTCTCATTGAGAGATACCCCATATATAGGGTCGTCTAAATCGGTTGGGCCTGCTAATACAACTATTCCAGTACCGATCGTGAAATTAACTGGCTCTCCGTTCTCGATTGCTGTTGCGTCGGGAATTGGAAGTTTCTTTATGATTGGATTTTTCTGGCCGTTAAGGTCGTATGCCCATTTAAAACCTTTACCCATGCGAAATCACTCCTTCTTTTTAATTTTTTTCTGCACATAGGCTGCTATCTCTCGAGGGTCAAAGCCAAATGCGTTTGACATTTCCATGCCCTTTCGAGTAAGAACTGCCGACGCTACTAGATTGCTGTCCCCTGAACCTTCGCTTGTACCTACACGCCGTCTTGACCTGTCTTGTATGTTTGCAACTGTTTTCTTTTCTACTTTTGTTGATAGCTGCTTGTCAAGTTCTTCACTGCGGTACCCTTTTTGGTGATAATAGACGGTTTGGAAGTCTAAGTGCGGGTTGTCCTTAAGCACTGCTTCTACTTCGGGTTCAAGTAGTGCGTAGTGCTTGTCATTCTTCAAAAGTTTTTTTTGTGCGTCTATCAGCTCATATCGGGCTCTTAGTTTGGCTTTCTCTCCGTCTATGTACTTTTCTGCTTCAAGGCGTAGAAGTTTTTTGGCTGTCTCTTCCGACACCCCTTCTTCATCCGCTTTGGCATATACCCGTTCGTCTGACAAGTAGCTATCCATAACTCTTTTTTCTTGCTCTCGCTCTTCAATGTCCCTGGCTTTTTGGTCAAGAGCTGCCTGGCGTTCGCCAAATTCTGCTTCTACCTTAAGTCGGGCCTGCTCCTCTGCCTTGAGTCTCATCTTTTTGAATTGCGCGTTCTCTTCTGGTGTTTGCCCTGTTCCGCCCTCGTCTTGGTCAACGACCTCCAAGTCTATGTCTGTGTCTACGTCTTCGAGTTCAGCGTCGTCAAACTGTTCTTGATCCACGACATCAAGATCGGTATCCGAATCGGGTTCTGCGCCCTCTAATACTTCATCAGCGTACATATTCATTGTGTGTCCTTTCCTTTCGCCATTTTACGCTTTCGGCTTGCGGATTTTTTCTTGCCTGCGGTACTTAAAGCTATTGCAATTGCTTGTTTTTGGGGTCTTCCTTCGTGCATAAGTTTGGATATGTTTTCTCCTATAGCCTTTTTAGACTTGCCCTTTTTGAGTGGCATTTTGCCCACCCCCTTTTGGTGGTATCGCATACTGCATGAATGGTTGCATACTGCCTTGCATTGTTTGTAGTGCTTGTTGTTGTAGCTCTGGCGGTAACTGTTGCACCTGATTGACTATTGCCATTGTTGCATTTTGCTCTCTTAGGTTTTGTAGTATGTCCTCTGTTGGTGGCAACTTGCCCTCGTCTAGCGTATATAGTAAGTCCTCTGGTGTGAGCAATTGCATACCGTATAGCTCCATTGCCAACGACGTGTAGTAATTGCGGTCGGTTGGCTTTTCGCTTAGGATTGTTACCTTGACGTCAAATTCTGGTATGTATTTTTCCATCCTCTGCACTGGTTCTTGGTATATCTCTCCTGTAGTTGGGTCTGTCTGGTCAACTTGGACTGTTTCACGAGGCCACTCTTGCTCCATGTTTTGACGATTGAATGTACCCTCTTTGATTTTTCCATCGTTGCCAGTAATGCGGTAATACCTGTCCTCGGTGTAGAATTGATCTATACGATTAATGCGTAACTTTGTAATGTTGATTAAGAAGTCCTTGAGCTTATCCGCTGCTTGCTCCATTCTTATATCAGTTCTATTTCCTAATTCCTGGATAGCCTTAAACGGCATGTTAGAACCTGGCGACATGCCTTGCTGTATTGGTGTAATTTGCGTTAGTGTCTCAATCATGCGTTGTTTGTGTTCTTTGTAATTTGTTATAGAGGTAGGCACTTTAACACCCGTTCTGTCCTTCATTCCGTTGACGTCGTCTACGGGAAACCACATGCCACCCTTACCCGAGTTGGTAATAATGTTGTCTAATTGGCGTGGGCTGATAGTCCCATTCTGAAAGTAGCCGCCTCCCAACCCTTCTTTTGCCATTGCCTCCATCTCAATTTCATCTGCTTTGTTGTGCATTATTTGAGGTATCTTGACATTGCGAATCTCTCCAAATCCCCAGGGACTCTTGTCATCCGTGAATCTTGTTGTGAATACAAACGGATACAACCCATCCTCAAACTCGTAAGGGCAATACTCTAGCAATATGCCATCCGACATATAAGCGACGTGTACGCCTTCTAAATCACCTTTTGCTGCATCGTAATAGTCCTGGGCTTTGTAGAAGTCTCCTTCGCTCTCTAGTCTTGCTGCTTTCTCCCGTAGCTTTTTCGCCCTCTCCTTCGGCATGTAATGGGGGAATCCCCTATGCCAATGCTCTATAACGTAGGCTTGTTCAGGGTTGCTCCCCTCGTCTATGTGGTCGTCCTCGTTGGTCTGCTCGGCAACGTATTTACCACGCTCGGGAAATATGCTCCTTATATCTCTTAGTTTTTTGCGGGGCCTCCTGATAATGTATGAGCAGTCTTGCAGTCTGGTCTCAAGGTCTGTAATAGCAGGGTCAAAGTACATGTCCCACTTATCACACCGCTCAACTCGGATGTCACCAACCCACCGATTAGGACCTCTGCCACCCATCCACTCATTATCCCAGGTGACCATCGCTATAGTCGGGCCTGACGTGATAAAGTCATATACCCAACGCTTCCAAGTTTTACCAAACTCATTCCTGGTGTCATTGAGTCTAATTAGGCAAGTAAGCTCTGTTGCTACGTCCTCGTCCGATGCCTCCTGACCTGTGATTGTGACCTCGGGAATACTAGCTGTGATATTGGCATGTTGTATGGTAACCGAATTGAATATGAAGTTGTCTTCCGAGTTCGGTCGTATCTGGCGTAGACGCTTTGAGCGGTATGCAAAGTTAGTGAGCCACTGCAACCCACCCCCTTTGTACATATAGTAGTCGTCTTCCCAGCTGTCCTCGATTGAATAGCCTGTGTCGTCCAACTCCGCCATCCTGCACGACTGTGAGTCTTGAAAGTCATTCTCGATTTTGGACGACAACTTAAGCTCGTCCTGTGATAGGTCTGGTCGCTCTTTCGGGTTTGTGTACAGCTCTGTATCGTCTATGGTCTTGTCCTTGTCCTTTGTCCATCCGAACATCTAGGCACCCCTCATTCGTAGAAATAGTTTGTCTTTTGCTCCTCTTTGATCGTCTGCGACATTGGTTCTGCTTTATACGGCGCTCCTGAATCTACTATCGTTTCTTGCGGCTCTCTCAGGCGTTCTATGTCCTCTTGCAGATCAATGACCTTGTTCCCGAGTACTACCACTACACCTGTTGCTATTATCGCCCATATCAATATACCCAAGTCCTTATCCCTCCTATGCTATGTAGCTCTCGCAGTTACCATCCTCGTCGTCCTCATCGTCCTCCACAGCCACGTCTGGGTCTGTAGCTACTGGTCTATTCGCAAAAAGGTATCTGATTGCATCGGGTCCGTGGGTCAACTCGTGAGGCTCTAATGCTACGTCGTTCGGGTCTTTTTCATCTATTTGTAGTTGCGGTAGTGTACGTATAAGGTTCTTGCAGTTTTTGAATATTCGAAGCCTCGATGTCCTGATAGGCGCTCCTGTCTGCTCGTCAACCGTCTCTATGACTCGTAGCCACTCTTTGACGTTGTACCAACCCATTACACGTTTGTTTGATGCTTGTAAGAGAGGCAGTTTGTTTTCAGTGAATATGTCTGCCGCGCTCTTGCCCGTGTCCTGTCTGCGATTCCACAAGTCAGGCGGTGCATATCTAAGCGGTATTGTGTCCCCACCACACTTGATAATCTCCTTTGCCGCCGCTGATATGATCAGGTTGGGCTTGTATATCTCGTTGTACACATATGCGTTGTACTGTAGGTCTACCGCTACAAAGTAACACGCCAACATGTCCAACCCATAATCTAGCGTTATATAACGATTCCAGTTTTTTGGTATCTCGAAAGCCTTGATAACATGCACGTTGTGGTCAAACTCTTCAAAGTATTGTCCCTCGAATATGTCCCAGTTGCCAAACAGAAACGCCTGACGTTGGTTCTCGGGTAGGTTCTCAAGCCTGCGTATGTATGCAGGGTCATTGAGCATTAATATAGTGTTGTCATACACGGTTGCAGGTATAAATACACGCCTGTTCCCTGATACCTTGTCTCTGTAGGTCTTTGCGCCGTAACCTGTAGCTTGTATGTAGTCCTCTTTGACATATGTATGACCGACCCCTCCTGGGTTGCCCGTTGCCCTAAAGCGTGGTGGATAGCCCTTTGGTGACCGTAGGCACGATAGCAATACTTGTACAGCCTCTCTGGTGTGTTTGGTCAATTCGTCTATGCCTACAAAGTCCATGCTGCGTCCCTGATAACCGTCGGCGTCCTCTTTGTTGCGAATGTACCTAAACTTAATCACAGAACCGTTCACAAGGGTTGCATAGTGACCCGACTTGTTGTATGGGTGCCGTTGTGCCGCCCTCGGAACCTTCTCTTGCCACTCCCTTATAAGGTTTGCCTCTAAGTCGTCGTACGTCTCCCTGAAAAGGTATATAACCGCTCCTGGGTATTGCAACCCATACGCAAACGCCTCCATGACTAATGCACAGGACTTGCCCCCGCCCTTTGCACCCCCGTAGAAACACTCTTCCGCGGGACACTCATGAAACTTCTGTTGCTGTAGATTAGGTGCGTATGCGACATTAATCGTCAGCATCAGGCAACAACCCCTTATTTCTGTCCCTCTCGAGCTGTAAGTCTTTGACACTCGGTCTAGGTATATTGAAGTTGACAACTATGCCTGTATCTCCCATCATTTCCAACTCGGAGCGGTCTGTCCATAACGCTTTTTGCCTATTCTTAAGCCAAAATTGAGCGGCCCCAACGTCGGCGGGTACATGCTCTATGACCTCTACGCTGTCCATAAACTTTCCCATGTGCGTAGCATGTTTGGTAGCTGTCCTATCGTAGCCTAAAGCTCTCTGGTACAAGGACGCCGCCACTTTTGTATCTGCGATAGTGCGTCCTGACTCGATGGCGGCTTTAAATTCAGGTCGGGTCTGCATCCAATCTGTTATAGTAGACGGTGCTACGCCAAAGGCAGTTGCTAAGTCAGAGTTGTTAAGTCCGAGAAGTGCTAATTTGTAGCCCCGATCGATATGACTCGATTCGTAGCGTTTCTCAATTGTATTATTATGTATCTTTTTTTCGTCCATCTTCACCTTTTCTCTCACAGATTGTATACAATGTACAATCTTGTATCCATGTAAGTGTTTGTACATAAGGATATTGTTATAAATATATAATTGTCAAATTATATATTACCTGATATTATGACCTGGTCATATATATAAAATGGTAAAAAAAAAAAAAAAAAAAAAATTGTCGAAAATTGTCGAAAAAGGGTGAAAAATGTCGAAAAATATAATAAGAAAAAAAGCAATGCACGTATACATATCCGAGTTCGTCAAACAGGAGTTCGACGATTTTTGCAAAAAAAATGGACTAAAGCATGGCTTAGTCCTGGAACGCCTTATTATTTTATTATTGAAAAAAAATAAGGACGCTAAGTAGCGTCCACTATCTGCCTTCTAATATTCAAACCAAATGATTATTGATGTTTTGTAGCTTTCAGGATTAGGTGAATTGGTCGTACAATCCGTCGCCAACAACCCTGCACAACCCTCATCATTCTTGAACACTACCAGCAAACTTTCATCGTATGCCCCTCGCCCACAGACGCTCACGCCCATAGGTGCGTTGAACACATCTCCTACCTTGCTTTTCTTTAGTTCGTCCCACGATACCGTCCTGTCGTAGTTCGACTCCCAGTCCCCGCAACTCACATTTATTGCGGACTCTTGCTTTATTACTTTCGTATCCATACATTCCTCCACATTTTTTGTCGTACCCTTAAAAGGCTACGCAAGTATACAATAGCATACAATGTAATACATTGTCAACTGTTAATGTCAACGCCAAGTCTCTTAAGCTCCAAATCAAGTTGTGCAAATGTTAGCTCCATTTTGTCTATCTTAATAAGCATATCCCTGGCGCTCTCTACTATCCTACTAAGCCTGTCGGCCCCAAACTTGTACTCTTTTCTGCACGCCGACAAAAACACAACTGACATAAGCTCACAAGCGTTTTTGTACGCTGCCATCTTGACGTGTTGCATTTGTTTGTAATCTTCCATTATGTGCATACCTCTCAACCCTCCCCTTAAGCGCCTCCATCAACGCATCTTGCACGTTGCCCTTGCTCTCTAATGCTTTTGCCACGTCCTCGTCCAACCCACCCCGCACAACCAACCTATGTACTATCACCCTCGATAGTTGACCTTGTCTGTGCAATCGCTTATTAGCCTGTTGGTACAGCTCCAGAGACCAATTAAGACCAAACCATATTATGTGGTGTCCGCCGTCCTGCAAGTTCAATCCATATGCCGCCGAGGCAGGATGCGCCAACAGAATGTCTATCTCTCCATTATCCCAATCAAGCTGGTCCTGATTAGTCTTCAAAACCCGAACCCTCAACCCTGCCCCATCTAAAACCCTCCAAAGCCTAGCTAAGTCATGTTGATAGTTGTAAAAAACTATAGCCGATGCTCCTCCTAGACCCTCTACAAGCTCCATAAATACATCTAACTTGCTACTGTGTACATCAATGATGTTTCTATCCTCGTCATAGACGGCACCGTTGCACAATTGCAATAACTTGTTAGATAGAGTTGCCGCCGTCGAAGCATCCACTGTCCCCTCTTCAAATTCCAAAATCATATCAGCCTCAAGCTCCTTATATAGCTTAAGTCCTCGCCCTTCCAACGCCACAGGCACATCAACTACCAAACATTCTGGCAACTCCAAATAATCTTCTGCCTTCATACTTATACAAATATCAGATATTTTCTGCTGAATCGACTCCTCGGCTCCCGCTTTCGGTTTGTAGTTGTACACCACATAGCCGTTAGTCATTCCTGGCACAAAGTATCTGTCTCTGTACCCTCCGATAGTCTTACCGAGTCGCTCCCCACCATCTAACAGAAACAACTCGGCCCATAAATCCATAAGTCCGTTAGGCGAAGGCGTACCGGTCAATCCAACTATCCTATTGATGTACTTTCGCACGTGGCAAAGCGCCTTGAATCGCTTAGCCTGATGGTTCTTAAATGACGACAGCTCGTCTATGACGACCATATCAAACGGCCATTCCGCACTATACTTTCCAACTATCCAAGCTACATTTTCCCTGTTAATCACATACACATCCGCAGTCCTACACAAAGCCTCTTGTCGCTGTGTGGCTGTACCCATAACCGATACTACCCGTAGCCCCGACGTATGCTCCCACTTCTTCGCCTCTTGTAGCCAGGTCGATTCTGCAACCTTCTTTGGCGCAATCACAAGCACATTTTCGATAGCAAATCTGTAATACTTAAGCTCCAAAATGGCACTTAAAGCTATGGCGGTCTTCCCGAGTCCCATATCGAGGAATAGCCCAACTTGCATGTCGTTAACAACCCTCTCTATGCAGGCTTGCTGATACTTGTGGGGAATAAATCTGTTCATTTTTTCAATAATAACAAAGTTGCTAGCTCTTCTGCACCCTTCCCATTGTCTACTACATCTTCCCAAACGCTTTCCGAATACTGGGACTCCCATACGTTACCGTGTATGCGGCACATAGCTTCTCTCGCCTTGCGTCTACCTGTTGCTATTATGGGTTGACAATACCCTTCGTGTTTTTGCCCTTCCCCAAAAGTAAAATACCATGTTGGCATTTTAATGCACCTCCTTTCTAACCCCCTCAATCCTTCTCACCTCAAACCTCCACTTGAAAGCATCCGTCCCAATCTTCGCAAACAGCTTAGTCTTAGCCGCTCTCTGTGTAGCTTCACGGATCCCAAACTGCCACTCTTTTTTTAGACTGTTCCAAATTCCCCACATTTACCCAACCTCCCTCAGAAACAGTTCTCTAGTAGCCTTATCGGTGGTTTCCATATCCCAAGACGGGAACAGGTCGTCTTGCTCCACACCTAGTAAATTGCAGGTATTACCTTCGGCATCCAAAAACCTTCCAACCCATCTACCCTGACAGTACGCACTTTGGTACACTTTATAGGTACACACATCATCACTCCACCCCTTTATCACTTTGCAACCTCCTCAAAAACTCGTCTACCTCTTCCCGACCATACAAAACCCAAACTCCAACTCCCAATTTCTCCATATATGCGATTTTCTTTTTTTGTGTCTTAGATAACTCTCCTTCGTCAGCCTTAAGCTCCACAAAGTACACCTCGCCACGAATTATAACTATCCTGTCCGGCACCCCCGGATTACCCGGACTCACCCACTTAAAAGCCTTGCCTCCTAACTTCTTAACCCCGTCACGAAATCTAGCTTCAACTTCTGATTCTTCAGCGCTCAAATGCCATATCTCGGTTTCTTTCGTGGCCCTAACTATCTTGCTCGGTACTGTTCTCCACATATTCTCCCTCCTCGAGCGCTTTCACTAGATTGCAAGCCTCATCACCTACTACTAGCCCCTGCACAATACGTTCTTCGCAAAATACTTTTAAATCCTCGGGCAACCCAACCAACTCGGTCTTAGCGTCTATGGTCAAGTCCCACTTTGCGCCCTCCGGGTCTTCATCCCAATGCAACTCTTTTTCAATCTTGACTATTCTATTCGGTAATATTATCCACATAATGTTTACGCCTCCTTCTCTAATTTTTCTAATCGCTCAAACACCCGTATCAACCCTAGTAGTGTGCTAGACGTTACTCTGCGAACGTGGGTGTCTATCATCTCACTATTCGGGTAGTCACACACACCGCCCTCGCCGACTTCCACGCCTAATAAATCTCTCACAAACAACCCGAACTTAAACTTCCCTACTTGAAGGGTCATAAATTTTGTAGTCTTTCCGTCAGAGTGTAATTGCTCTATGCAGTCCCACTCTCTCCCCAAATACTCTACTTTACTTTTTATTTCCATTCTCCAACTCCCCCAATTCTTTTAGTACCAATAGTCTTATCCACTGAGAAACATTGCCTTCGACCGCAACCCTCTCAATAAACTCGACATCACCCTCTTCTAGTCTAACTGTTATAGGTATTTTTGCCATTCAATCACCTCCCACAACATACAATAACACACTAAATATCTCGGGTCAACCCTTCAAAAATGGAAAAAGAAACATAATATTTCCGTAACTGTAACGGGGGTAACACCCGTTTTCAAACTTTTAAAAAACAGGCGAATTAGGTGAATTAGGCTGCGTGACAAATATTGGAATTTGCCTAATTTGCCTAATATCATTATTATTAAAATATACACGTTTATATGGTTACATTAGTTACTATATATATATAATATAATATAGGTAAGGATTATAGGGGTAACCGTAGTAGTAACTTTGCGGTAACCGAACATATGTTTGGGGTTACTGAAAAAAGAGGCGCGTAACCAAAAGTTACGCGCCTTAACTGGAAATTCTATGTTTTGACGTAGCCTTTAATAATTCCTAAATATTTAACTCTTATCGCTTGTTTTTTCCAACCCTTCAAGCTCCCTATAATGTTGTTTATTTCCCTGATAGTTCTTTGGTCTAACCTATTAACTTCGCCACCCATAGCCTCTAGCCAAATCTCAAGCGCACATATGCGGTCTCGCTCCACTAGGTCGCTTTCAGGTAGAGGGTTGCCCCCCATCCAAAAATTACGTCTGTCGTGCAACTCCTTAGTATTCCAATCACGTGGCACTTTACGGCTTATGAACTCTTTTACTATCGGCTCATACACACTCTCTTCTCTGTGTTCTTCTTGCATATCTGTTATGATTTGAAAGTCTGGATCGTTTTTATCGTAGTAAGCCTTCTCGCCTGCTCGGTACCAACAGACTACCTCCGCCCATATCTGGTCTATTTCTTCTTTTACCTTTGTAAAATCTTTAGTGGTGGGTTGCTCCTCGGTTTGAATCGGAAGATACCTACGATTCCCCGTTATATCTCTTAGAATCATAGGTAGGTTTGAAGTGCCTATAAAGGCACACATGCGAGGTTTAGTTCCTGACCTTCTAGCATAAGGGAATCTTATAGTGTCCCCTCTGATTGAGATAAAGTTTTTAGCTTCTTCGACCGTAGCCTCTCGCATAGCACTCATTTCGCTGACTTCGATAAGCCAACTGCCTTGTATGTTTTCGACAGGCTTCGTACCCTTAAAACTTTTCATGTCCTCGACACACCATCCATTACTTAAATCATATATAAAATTTGATTTTCCTGCCCCCTGTGAGCCTATTAATATGACCATTAAGTCAAATTTACACCCGGGAGAAAAAGCTCTTGCTACGCACCCAATAAGCCACATTCTCGTCGCTTTGCGAACATACCTATTGTCTAAAGCGCCAAAATAATCTATGAACAGACTTTCCGCTCGGCTCCCCCCGTCCCACACAACCCTGTCTAAATAATCTTGGAGAGGGTTGTGTTTGCTATTTAACCAGTATAGCGACAGTGCTTCTTTTACCGATTGGCGGTCTTTGAATTTGTGGCCAAGTAGATAAACGTTGAGTCCCGCTTCATCAGAGTCGTCGAACTCACGTTCGATGAATTTTGCAGTTTGCCACGGCGGGCATCTTAACACCACACATTTGTTGGCGAACTCGTCATAGGCTATTACACCTTTAAGCCTCGGGTCGTTATCTAAAAAATAAAGCACCGTCCTAGAATCCTTTAATATTTTACCCTCTGAATTTCGGGGTATACCCTCCAAGAACGGAGCCATATCCTCTTCGCTAAATTCCTCCCCGAAATCTGCCAAAAGCTCTTCGTTTCTTATGGCTCTTAGCTCTTCCATTACTGCCGAGTCCCCTTCTGCAAAAGCCTTCATGGCCAAATATGAAGGCAGTCTATTGTTAGGGGTGTCTTTTTTTGCGGTCGCATCCAAATGGCCAAACAAGTGTATCCTCGCCAAATCAAAAGAATTTCGTATAGTGCCGCTAGCTGGGTCGGTTGAATGGTGGGAATTGATGAATACGTAATCATCCAAAAATTGTACCCCGTTTTGGGTCGAACCACTTATGAATGTATATCTTCCGTTATCACTAGACACATATACCTCAGCTAACAGACTGTCCATAACGTCACGTGTGTCATATACCCTGGTCCAAGCCCCTATTATGTTTTTCTTCTCCCTCGGGTCGGCTTGTCGGTTGTCCACAGACCTTACGACAACCGCAGGACTTCCCATAGGCACAGCCCACTCTGACACATCGTTCCAGTCGTTATACATTGCTAACACTTTATCCACAGGCAACCAACCGTCAAGTTCTCCCGAACCAAAAAAGTATTGCCCATCCGAACATACGGACGGCATGTACATGAGCCTTGCGGCTTGGAAGGTTGTAGGGTCGCAGTAATTAATACCTATAAACTCCCCTATCTTTCGGGCCAACGGCTCGTACTCAACCGCTGTACATTCTCTGTCCAAAGGAAATATAACTCTTAGTCTAGGACGCTCTTCGCAATGCTTACGGGTTGAGTACATGCAGTACACATACCCAAGCCCCCGCACTCCCGCCACCACATCCATAAGCTCGCCAGCAGGAATATTGTCCAAATCCAAAGTCACCAAAGACCTAAAAAGCAAATTTTTGGTCTTCCTTATTCGGCGGGCTCGGCGGGCCGCG